GTAAAAACAAAAGCTGGATTTAAAAACAAAACACAAGATTTATTAGGTCGAGATGCAGTAACAGACAACGAAGTGTTTTTAAATGAATTATTACAATCTGACAATGTATCAACAGATTTAGATGATATACAAATAATTAACAGATATTCAGATATTGACCCAGCAACTGGTCAAGCTAAGGCATATCGCATCGAATTAGAGTTAAAAGATGGCAAGATAGTGGCTAAAAGAAGCAGTAGGGGAGTGGATGGACTAGCAGTTGTTACTAAAGAAGCAGAACCTACGATACAAGGTAATAGAGCTGGCAAAAATGATGTAGATACAATATTAAATAATCAAATAGATAATTTAGATAAAGGCGTTGAAAGTTACAGAGCTAACCCAGAATATGTTAAGTCAATAGAAGCAAGAAAACAATATTTTTATGATTTAAAACAAAGACCAGATGATGCTGGATTATATGTAATTGCTAAAGATAAAGGATATACTGGCAAACCAGAAACAGTCAAAGACATTTTAGAGCTTACTGATGGTAAAGGCGCAATAGCAGCAAATAGCGTAATAAGACTTGATAGTGGAGAAAAATTAAATCAAGATGTACTTGTATTTCGTGGTTTATCAGATTCAGTAGATGTTGACCAAGCTAAGTGGCAATTAAAAAACACCAAAACAAAAGCTGGTAATAGAGTTAATCAAATACAAAAAGCAGTAAGTATTTCTACAGATGAAAGAGTTGGCGTTGTAATGACAGATGTAGGCATACCATTTTATAACACTACTAAAGCAAGTAATACTATGAAAAGATATGTAAATAATTTAGGAATACAAATGGATACTAAATTAATAGATGCAGATTCTATGGTAGATGCGCAACGAAGTTGGGTATCATGGGCTAAACAAGAAATCGCAGCTGGTAACTTAAATGACTTAGATGTAACATACGTTGATTTAGTTGCTGATTTTTCAAACAACTTTCAAAACAAACATGGTTCTGGAGATTTCATAGAACTTACATTATTCAACAGACCAGAATTTCAAGAGTTTTATGATGAAGAGTTATTTAAAAGAGGTATTGGAGTATCTCAAAAACAAATGCCACCAGTTATTAAAACTGGTTTACAGATGCACGAAGAGTTTATTAATGGAGAATATTACGCAGGTAATGGTATATATGGACAAGGTACATATACAGATACACAATTGTCAATCGCAAATATGTATGCAAATCAAGATGATGCAGTTGATGGATTTGGAAAAGGTGGCGTAGTTCAAGCTATAAAAATAAAAGCTGGTACAAAAATGCCAAGTGAAAAAATAATTAAAGAAGTTGCATTTGATACTAACCAAAAAATGAAAGCTATATATGCAGAAAATAATACTGGTAGATATAATGCAGAGCGTGTTAAAATATGGAGAGAGCTAAATAATACTGCTTTAACAGATATTGGCAGAAGATTAGCTGCGATGGGTTATCAAGCTTACGATGTAAGCGTTTTAGACAACTCAAAAACACATATAGTTATACTCGATAGAACCGCAGTAGTAGTAGCGGAACAACCAGTTTCAATAAATGGCACTTTACAAATGCCAGAAAAATAGGAAAGACAATGGAAGGTATATCAGCAATAACAAGTAGGCGATTAGCAAAACTAAAGACATTGCTGCCACCAGAAGCTGCGATAGAATTATCGCAACATACAATCGATGGCGGTAATCCAGAGTTATGGCTTTTAGATTATGAAAAGAAGCTACAAGGTAATCGTGTACTTAAAGAAGGAATATAAACCAACTAATTATAAAATATAAGACAAGGAGATAATATGGCAGCATCAACTGGCGGACAGTTGTTTATGACTTGCAAGCGTTATGCCGCTAAAGAAGCATCATGGGATGATGTGATGGCAGCTGCAAAAAAACATAAACCAACTTATGACAACGCAGAAGTATCTGATGACATATACGAAGATGACAATGTATATTCGTTGACTGACTTAAAAGACTTCGTATTCTTACCGATTAGTTCAAAAGAGAAAAAGATACTAAGAGATTACTTCAATCAATAGTAAACTAGAACAATGACAATTCAAGTAGGCGATGCTAGAGCAGACATCAAGGTCTTAAACATATATCAAGAGATAGAAAGGGAAGGACAAGCATTTTATGTTTGTAAAGTTCAGTACAAGTCAACACATACTGGTATTGGACATAAACGTTCTATTTTAACTAGAAACAATCAAGGCGAAATTGTTGAGTGCGGTAATGTTAAAAGAATCGATGATGCGGCAAATTACGATAACATCATAGATGCTTATTTAGAAACTTATGGCTAAATCAAAAACAATCAAATGCAGAACATGCAAACAACCAACTAAAAAGGTTATATCTGGAGATAAGAAAGCTGGTTATCTATGTATGTCAAGTCGCACAATGTGCAGCAGTTCATTAGAAGTAAATTTTTACGATGAAGAAGAATAATAATCAAAGCGGTAAAGATTTAGTTCAATGTAAAGAGTGTAATAATTACTACTATCCAGTTACAGAAAAAACTTCTTGTAAACATTTGTATATGTAACACATAGTGCTACACTATCCTTGTGAGAAAAAAGGATGGTAAAAATGGCAGAAGATATTTGGGATAAAAAAATCAATAAATTTTGTGCTGCTTGCGAAAAATATATTGACTATAGCGTTAATGAAAAATTAGCACAAGGATGGATGGAGTGGGCAGTAGAACCATTTGAAGGCGTTTTCGCATGTGGTTACGAGTGTGCTTACGATATTGAGTTGAATTACTAACACACACAAAAAACGTAATTTGACATAAATATCACAATGTGATACAATGGTATTGAAAGGATGGTTAATGAGCGATTTTCAAAAATTCGTTGAGAGTGGCGAGTGGTACTTAGATACACAAGCACCAGATTATAAACAAAAACTACATGCTGATGTTCTTCAAAAGCAGACTCCGCAAGACCAAGCTGATGTAGAACAAGAAGAGGAGTGGTTCGAGGAAGAGTAATGGCAGGTTATCAAAGCAAGTACGAAAACTATGTTGGCGGTAAATATGGTCAAGAAGGTTTACAGGAAATGGTCGATGTCCACTTCAGACAACTTGCTACGAAACTTAAATTACATGGTCTAACGCCAGAGTTCAAAAAAGAACTGGCGTACTTAACAAAAATATATAAACCATTTCTAAAGAAGGGAGAATAAATGGCTAGAAAAAAACCTAGAACATATAAAAAACTATACAAGCTAAAAGTAATTGAGCATCGTACAGTATTAGTAGAAGCTGATACTGAACAAGCTGCTATTGATTCAGTAGAAGGCAACAAAAATTATGTTGTTGGTACTGCTAGACAATTACGTGAACAAAACGAAAGCGGTCAGTACAGATTAGTTCCAAGTAAGGTAATTAAGAAAACTGCAAAAGTTATTAAAGAGCAAGATTCTGCTGATGTGATTCAAGCAAGAGTCAAAAGACAAATTGCAAAAAAACTTAGTCAAGAACTATGTTACACATGCGGAAAGACAAGAGCTAAATACCACTTCTATGACAGAGTAACAGAATTGTATCATGGCGAGGACTTGCACGAATACCACTCAGTAAAAGGTATGCAGCGTTGGTTTGAATATAACAAAGCGTTTAATCAAGAACGAAAAGAAAAAGGACTTGATTCATGGAACTTGCCAACTGAATTTACGAAATATGAATTAGAGCATATTAAGAAATTAGGTATAAGCGTTGCATAAACTGATACACTTGATAAACTATAAGTGTATGTTGAAAAAGGATGGTAAACAATGAACAAAGGAGATTGCGTTAAAGCTGGCTTCGATGCGTTCATGGATGTTCCAGTCAAAAACAAGTGGCAGTTCAGATACGTAATTGCGTTGCGTGAGATTATGCCAGAGTGGTATGGATTCCATGTCGTGTTGCTTAACAAGATGACTAATCAGATTATAGATGCTTCTATTTCTGCTAAAAATAAAAATGGCGGAAAGAATCTAATTATGAATTACGATGAGTGGGTCAAGCAAGATGGCGTTCTAGTCGATGGTAAATACACTTATGTTGAGTGGACATTTCAACAATTAATCAAAGAGTGGATAAAAGAAGGCGACTTCTTAGAAATCATGCCAATAGCTTATGAGCGTTGGGATTTGCAAGGTAAGGACAAACAAAAAGAGTGGAATAAATTATTTCCAGAGTTCAAGAACTATGCAGAATACATGAAGGATTACTTCATACCAACATTCAAACCAACTGAACACAAGATGATGGCACAGATGGATGCAGAAGTAAAAGGAAAGGCAAGCTTAGTATGACTAAATTATCAGAAGGACAATTAGATAGGAACGAAGGATTCGATGGTCTAATTAGAATCTTTAATTCATTAGAAATTAATCATACAGACTGGATTATAAAAGAAACTAAAAAAGAACGTGGCGGATTCGAGTTTACGCTGCCAAGTGCTGAAGGCGAGATATATCTTAATTGGTCAGATTTGTACCAAGTAGATGTAACTTTTGTAAAAACAAAAAAACAATTTAACGAAGTTTGTTTTGTTAATGATGTAGAAGAAATCATAAGAGTTTTAGAAGAGCAACGACTTCGATTTGTTGGTGGTCTAAGAGATATGTTAAAAGAAGCGTTTAAAGCTGAAGAAGAATAATTATTTATTTAGTTGCATTAGTATCACAAACTGCTACACTTTAAGTATATGAAAAATAAGGATGGTAAAAAAATGATAAGTGCAGAACTTATTACAAAAGCAAAAAAAGCATTTTCACTTGAAGATGCAGAAGCATTTGACCAAGCTATCGTTGATGGCGGGTCTTTAGAAAAAGCGTTACAAATGTTCGCTAAGGACTTTTACGCTGGTTATGCAATTACTAAATGGGTAAAGGAGAATCAATAATGACACAAGCAAGAATACAAAGATTCGCTAAAGGTAAGACTTATAACCTAAGCGAGATTTACGCTGCTAACGAAGCTAGTAAAGAATCATACTTAACTGCGTTAGTTGAATTTATTGGAAAGCTAGAAGATAATCACGTAGCTTATTTTGCTGGTATGGACTGGAGAGATTCTACAGAATCAAAACGTGGAGTTACTTTTGGCGATAAATGGGATAAAGTATGGGTTCTAAGAGATGGCAAAAAAGGTAGAATCGTATGTCATATAGATTCTAATACTGGAATTATTTACAAATCTAATGGATGGCAAGGCGCACCTTATCCAAAACCAAGAGCTGACATATACCAACCAGAGAGTTACGAATATGCAGACCCACATGGTAGTTGGCTTTACGCTGATTTTAATGCTAATGAAGCAAGAAGAAGAAATGGTTCTAGCGTAAAAGCAATTATTGACAAAGGTCAATACGAGTTGAAAAACTAATGATTATTTCGTGCTTAATAGGAATTGCGGCAATCACGCCGCAATTTTTATCTGATTATCAAGAGTGTAGATGGTATCAAGAAGCAGCAACACATACTGCTGAATATCATCACGCTTTTGAGTTGTATTTAAAAGAAGAAGATTATTTATGGGCTATTGCAACAACCTTCTGCGAATCTTCTGGAAAACAATATGCAGTATCTTCTGCTAACGCTAAAGGTATCTGGCAATACTTAGACAAAACAGAGAAGTGGTTAGAATCAAAACTCAAAGAAGATTTAAACCCATTTAATCCTTACGATGCCACATACATGACTTCGTGGCTTTTACGTAATGACACTAATCCTAAAAGACATTGGAACGAATCAAAACATTGTTGGAATAAAAACATACCCAAAAGTTCATATACTTTACACTATTAGGTCTAATATATAGCAGTAAGCACTACACGAACAGGATTCGTGTATTTAGACAACTAACAGGAGTAGTGATAATGTCAGAAAATGAGCAAGCTGAACAAGTGCAAGAAGATACCCAAGTAGATAGCGCAGCTGAAAACGTAGATGTCGAAGTTGCAGATTCATCTTCAGAAGTGGTAGTCGATGGCGACAATTCTTCAGATGATGAACTTGATAAGCGAATACAAAGGGCTAATAAAGAAGCTGCGAAATTTAGAGTAGAGAAGAAGGAAACTGAAGAGAAGTACGATTCTTTAATTCAGAACTTAGGCAAAGCTTTAGGATTCGTAGAAGAAGATGATGCTAACAACGCAGAAACTTTAGCAGAAGAAGTTACAAAACTTCAATCTGAAAACAGAAGTTTAAAGTTGATGCAAGCATTTAACAACGTTGTAAAGACTGAAGGCGCAGATGATGAGCTTACATGGTCTTACTTAATGGCTAAAGGTCAATTAGGCGAACTAGATGTAGAAGATACAGAACTTAGTTCTAAACTAGCTGAACTTGTAAAACAAGCTATTGAAAGTAAACCAGCTTTAAAAAATGCGGAAGCTTCAACTTCAGTTGCAAAGAGTGGTTCAGATATGAGTACAAGTTCTCAACCACTTGATACAGAATCAAGGATTAGACAACTTGAAGCTGATAAAAAAATGAAAGAAGCAAGGGCATTAAAAACCCAAAGACTTTTAGAGCTTACAAAAGAGCAATAAAAGTAAAGTATTAATTTAACAAGTTGATTAGAAGGAGATAACCAGAAATGGCAGGAATCACAGGACAAGGTACAACTTTTAACCTTCCAAATTACGTGGGAGATTTATTTGAGTTGACACCTTCCGACACACCATTTTTGTCGCTAATCGGTGGATTAAGTGGTGGCGAAAGCACTACTTCTCCGACCTTCCAATGGCAAGCTTATGATTTGAGAAGCGCAGGGCAAAACGTAGCACTTGAAGGCGCATCAGCACCAACTGCTGAAGCAAGAGTAAGAGCTAACTATTACAACATCTGCCAAATTCATCAAGAAGTTATTGAAGTTAGCTATTCCAAGCTAGCTGCTATTGGCGCATTTAGTGGCGAAAATATACAAGGGGATAACCCAGTAACAAACGAAATGGACTTCCAAGTAGAGCAAATGCTAAAGCAAATCGCAAGAGATGCAGAGTATTCTTTCTTACAAGGTACATTTCAAGACCCATCAGACAATACATCTGAAAGACAAACCAGAGGTATTCTCGCAGCAGCAGGCAACGTTAAATATAACGATGATGCTGGCGATGGTACAGGTACAGACCAAGCATTAACAGAAGATGCAGTCTTAGACCTTATGCAATTAATATGGGAAGATGGCGGAATCGCAGTTTCAGAAACCGCTACACTCATGGCTAACGCTAACGTAAAAAGACAATTAACAGATATTTTTGTTACTGACAAAAACTATCGTGAAGAGTCAAGAAACGTTGCAGGAGTAAACGTACAAACAATAGAAACTGATTTTGGTAAAGTAAACGTTCTTTTGAACAGACACATGCCAACTACTGAATTAGTAGTAGTTTCTGCTGAACTATGTTCTCCAGTATTCATGAACGTTCCAGATAAAGGATTCTTATTTGTTGAACCACTTGCAAAAGATGGCGCTTCAGAGAAGTTCCAAATCTATGGAGAAATTGGATTAAAATATGGTAATCCAAACGCACATGGAAAAATTACAGATATTGCTGCGGTCTAAGTAGTAATACACTTTAAGTTAAGACCATCCATTAAATTGGATGGTCTTTTCTTTTTATGGGTTATAATCACAACATGGATTTTATAGATGAAAAAGGTATTGTCCACAAAGGATTCAATGTAAAGCAAGCATTTAAGTTTGGATGGAAACCAGTTGGAGAAGATGCCGATAAAGTTGAAATTAAAGAAGAAGTTGCGGTAAAAGCGGAAGAAGAATAATGAGCTGGTACATGCTAAATGGCGAAGCTATTTTTTTTGAAAATGATTCGTTAATACCAAAGCACATGAGAAAAAAGATAGAAGCTATTGAAGCACCAGACAAAGCTGGTGGCGCATGGAAAACCAAGACTGGTAAAAGAAGAGCTGCACCGCAAAAATTACAAACATTAGAGGAAGAGTAATATGCCAAATAAAGTTTATTTAAGACCAAGTTACTGCACAGTTGCAGAATACGAATCTATTACTGGTGGTAATGCTTCACAAGAATCAGTAACATTACCAAAGCTTCAAATTGCATCAGATATTATTGATTTTCACGTTAATGTTGCATTTAAAATTGATACTGATGGCAACCCAACTAATACAGATGTTCACGATATTTTAAGAGATGCAACTGCATTTCAGATGCAATATATGGTCGAGTTAGGTATTGATGATTTCGATATGTTAGAACTTCATGGAAAAATATCTTTAGGTTCACTTCAGTTAGATAAAGCACCAGATGATTTAGCACCAAGAGCAAAAAGAATTTTAGTTAATCATGGCTTCTATGGCTATAGGTCGGCAATCTTTTACAACTATGATGACAGTTTACCTAAAGCTATTACTGATGACCAAGTGTATGAATAATGGTACAGTATCACAATATAATTTCTCCATTATTAACAATGAAGGTATCAAGATATTCTAAACAAGGTTCTTCCGCTTATGGAGAAGTTTACGAAACCGCAGAAGATGAATTTAGATGTCGAATAGAACCATCTAAAAAAAGAATTAGTACAGATACTGGCGATGAAAGAATTACAAGCGCTAGATTATTTTGTAAAGGTACACAAGACATAAACGTTGGCGATAAAATTGTTTGGTCAGATGGAGATGAAGGTTCTATAACTTATTACGTATTAGGAGTAGATACCATAATCGGTTATAAACATATATCACACAAAGAAGTAGATTTAGGATTAGATTCTAATGGCTAAGTATTACAACGTTAAGTGGTTCGGAGATGATGTCAAGAAAAAAGTTATGACTGCACAAGAAAAAGCAATTACTTTAGGATTAGAGTTTGTTAAACAAGAATCAATTAAAGTCGTACCAAAAGATACTGGTTTGTTAGAAAAATCCGCTGGAGTTAAACTTGTAGAAGATGGCGGTAAGAAATCTGGTTATGTTTACTACGATACACCTTATGCAATTAAACAACACGAAGAATTAGGTTATAGACACGCTGAAGGTCGTATCGCTAAGTATTTAGAATTACCACTTCAACAGAACGCAAGTAAAGCTTTAGAAATAATGGGTAAGGTTATGAAAGGTCAAATTAAGTAATGCTGGCATCAGAAGTAGCAGAGTGGATAGGAGATAATATAACATCTTGTAGTTTTGATACTACTGGAGTAACTGGTAATGTTTTTATTTCAGTTATGCCAGATAGTCCAGATACAGTTGTTATGGTAAGCGAATATGGCGGTACTGGAGATGACAAGAATCCATTTAGCGATATAAATGTTCAATGTAGAGTGCGTGGTACTAAAGACCCAAGAGTAAGTTATAACATAGCAAAAGAAATATACGATGAATTGTTAGGACTTACAAATACTACGCTAATATCTAGTGGTAGTCGTGTTATAAAAGTTATTGCGCAAAACACGCCAATAGACATTGGTCGTGATGACAATGGCAGGCACGAGTGGACAGTCAATTTTCAAATTGAAGTCTATGATGAAGGAAGTAACAGAAGTTACAATTAGTTAATAGGAGAGAATAGATGGCAAATGCAAAAGTAGCAGCTAAAACTGCTTCATGGGAAGCATCCACAGATGGTGGTTCAACTTTTACCAGTATCAATGGTATAACTGACTTCTCAATGTCTAACAGTCCAACTGATGCTGATGTAACTGATTTTGGTAGCGGAACTGCAACCGAGCATAAAGTAATTAGAAGAGCTATTGAGTTTTCACTCAATGGATTCTGGCTAGAAGATGATAGCACAGGCGCTATAGATGCTGGTCAAGAAATTCTTTATGATAATGGTAAAGCAGATGCTGCAATCAATTTCAAGTTAACAACAGATGGTGGTTCAACTATTGAATTTTCTGGCACATGTGTATTCACACTTGCTGGAGATGTCAATAACGTTATGACATGGAGTGCTACTATCAGAGCAACTGGCGCAGTAACATATACTGACATCTAGTAGTTAGGTAGTAACAATGAGTGGCGAGTTTAAAGACTTCGATGCTGCATGGGCAGAGAAGCAAGAAGAACCAATCAAATATAAAATATTTGGTGTTACCTATGAGATACCAGCGACTATTTCTGCTGCGTTCATGCTGGAAATTACTAAAATTTCGGCAGGTAAAGGCGCAGATGAGCAACTTAATGCTAACGATATAGGCGGATTATTAAACGCTTTATTTAGCAAACAAGTAATAGATGACTGGCTTAGCAAAGGGATGACATTACCACAATTAAATGATGTACTTCAAGATATTCTTGAAAGGTATGGATTAGTAGGCGGTGGTGTTGACCCAAAAGTGAAAGCGCAGCAGAAAAGCACATCCGACAAGGACAAGTAAAAAAGTTCTTTAGTAACTGGACATCTATAGAAGCTGATTTTCAAAGAGAATACCGAATAGACTTAATGTCAGAATTAAAAGCTGGCATGTCATGGCGCAGGTTCATTTTGTTATATAATTGTTTAAGCAGCGCAAGCGTAACAGTAGAATTGCATAAATATGAACAACAGAAAGTACAAAGTGGACAGACAGAAATTACATCAAGTAAGCAACTGGATAGATTTCTTAAACAACAGTTTGGGGATTAATTAATGGCTTTAACAGTTGGCGAACTTAACGCAATACTTACAGTTGATGATAGGAATTTTGAATCTGCATTAAAAGAAGCTAAAAAGAATTTAGAAAAAGCTGCTGCATCCGCTGATGACTTCGGAGATGAAGCAAAACAATCTTTCGACAAAGCAACTAAAGCTATCGATAAAACTGGCGATGAAGCTAAGAAAACAAAAAAACAATTAGATGGTGGCGCTAGTTCAGTAAACAAATTTGGTCAAACCATAGGTAGAGCTTTTAAAGTAGCAGCAGTTGTTGCAGTAGGTAAAGCAGTAGCTGATGTAACTATGGAAATGGCTAATCTTGCATTAGAAGCGCAAGAATCCGCAGCTGCTTTTGAAATTACTTTTGGTGGCGCAACACAAGAAGTTACACGTTATGTAAATCAAATGGCGCATGCTTTTGGTATGACAAGAGCAGAGATGCAACAACAGATGGCGGTAACTGGTTCTATTATTCAAGGTATGGGCTTCACTTCAGATGCTGCTGCTGATATGTCCACAAACATTTTAAGTTTATCTGGCGACCTTGCAGCATTTATGAATATTCAAGAAGGCGCAGTAGTTCCAGCACAGGCAATAACCAAAGCATTAACAGGAGAGCGAGAGATGCTTAAAAGTATGGGAATCGTACTTCGACAAACTGAAATCGAACAAAAAGCGATGAACCTAACTGGTAAAGCATCAGTAGGATTACTAACAGACCAAGAAAAAGCTTCCGCATCCTTAATTCTTATTGAAGAGAAGATGGGTCATATTAAAGGTCAGTTAGGTCGAGAAGCTGCTGGCGCTGCAAACCAAATGCGTATGTTACGTGCAGAGTTTAAAGAAGCTAAGACAGAAGTTGGCGCTAACTTACTTCCATTATTTGCAGAATTAATACCAACAGTAAGAGCTTTAATGCCAGCATTTAAAACAGTAATGGGTTCACTAGCTGATTTAGTATCAGTAATTTTGCAAGCAGTTATGCCAGCGGTAAGACCACTCAATGATATTATTGAAGCACTTGCACCTATAGTTCAATTACTGGCTAACGTATTTGCTGGCGTATTATCAATAGCACTAAAAAATACAATCGCAATTCTGGATGTAACACTTATACCATTATTAGAAGCATTAGCTGGCGCAGCAGAATTTGTTATGAACGCATTTGGATTATTGACTGGCGCACAAGAAGAGTATTTACGTTCTGCTAAAACTGCCGAAGGAATTATTTTTAGATTAAATGAAGCAATCGCAGCTGGAGTTGACCCACAAGAAGCTTACAACATAGCTTTACAAGAAGGTAAAGATTTAGGAATCGAACAACAAAAAGTTTACGATGATATGACACAAGCAGCTTTTGGATTTAGTGCATCAAAACAAGAAGAGATAAAAGAATTAATTAAAAGTAAAAAAGCACAGTTAGAAAGTTTAGAAGCACAAAAAGCAGCAAGTTATCAATCATGGCAATTAGAAACTGGTATATCAAGAGTTAGTGATGAAATTTCAGATTTAGAAAATGAGCTTACTGCAAACATTTATAAAATGTATGGTTATGCAAGAGCAACAGGCGAAGCAGAAGGTGGAACAGATTCATTTACAGAATCTACAGAAGAAAACTCCGATGCGTTACAAAAGAACTCAATCGAATTAGATGAGAATACACAAAAGAGATTAAACGCTAACGCAATAGCTAATGAAAGTATTGCTGCGATGTTAGGTTTAGTAAATGCTATTCAAAACGTTATGGAAATTGAAGGCAGACAAGCTGCTGAACAAGAAAAATTAAATAAACTTTATGCAAAGCGTGCTGAACTACAAAAGATTATTAACGAAGAAGCTGGTAAAGGCGAAGTCC